ACCTGAAAACACAATTATGGTACATCGAAAAAAAGAAACAAATACTTTATACACAATTAACGCTCTAAACGAATTAATTAAAAAATTAAATGGAGGAGTAGTTGATACAAGCTATAGAGTAAATTGGTTGCACTATAAAAACTCAATACTATTAACTCAGAACAATGAATTGAATCAATTAAATACAAAGATTCATCAGATTCTTGAGGTATAGTGTGGTTTTTTAAAGAAGTTTTATTATATTAATGGTTAACAAAAAAATGAGTTATGGATTTAAATCTTATTAAAAACAAATTGAATTCCCTTGAAAACAAATCAACTGGGAATAACACTGAAAAGAAAAATTTATTCTGGAAACCATCCGTTGGTAAGCAGGTTATTAGAATTGTTCCTTTCAAATTTAACAAAGACAATCCCTTTACTGAATTAAAATTCTATTATGGAATTGGGGATAAGAATGTTATGATATCACCTACTAATTTTGGTGATAATGATCCTATCTATGATTTTGTAAGAGAACTTTACAAAACAAATGATAGAGACAACTGGGCTCTAGCTAAACAGCTTAAAGCTAAAACACGTTACTTTGCACCTGTTGTTGTAAGAGGTGAAGAAAGTGAGGGTGTTAAAATCTGGCAGTTTGGTACTTTGGTATACAAAGAACTTTTATCAATCGCTAATGATGAAGAAATTGGTGATTATACTGATGTATACGAAGGTAGAGACATTACAGTTGAAACTGTAGGACCTGAAGTTACAGGTACTAGATATAACAAATCATCTGTAAGGGTTAAAATTAAACAAACTCCACTTACTGAAGATAAAGGACAATTAGAAGGTTTCCTTGAGGAGCAAAAGAACCCATCTGAAATATTTAAAAGATATTCATTTGAGGAAATGAAAACAGCTCTTCAATCACACTTAAGTCCTGAAGATTCTCATCAAGAAGGTGATATTATAGATGATGAGAAGCCAACTGACACAAACTATACTCTAAATACAGGTCCTAAAAAGACTAAAGCAGATGAGTTTGATGAGTTGTTTGGCGAAGAAAAAGATGATTTACCATTTTAATTAAATTAATTTATGGCTAGAGGTAGAAAAAAAGTGTCATTGACAGGTGCAGTCTCTGCAGAATTGAGAAAAGATTTCAATTTAAGTAATTTTAAAGAAAAGAAATTACTGAACTCAAATGTCAAACATAAAGACCAAACATGGATTCCATTGTCTAAGGCGTTCCAGGAAGTAACATCAATTCCTGGAATACCTACAGGACATATTACTCTATTAAGAGGACATTCCGATACAGGTAAAACTACAGCATTAATTGAAGCTGCTGTTTCAGCTCAAAAAATGAATATTTTACCTATTTTCATCATTACAGAGATGAAATGGAATTGGGAGCATGCGGTTCAAATGGGATTTGAAGTTCAAGAAGAAGTTGATGAAGAAACAGGAGAAATTACAAATTACGATGGTTTCTTTTTATATGCTGACAGAGGAAATCTTAATTCAATTGAGGATGTAGCTGCGTTTATCAATGACTTATTAGATGAGCAAAACAGAGGAAACTTACCTTATGATTTGCTATTTTTGTGGGATTCAATTGGCTCAATACCATGTGAAATGTCCCTTAAGAGTAAAAATAATAATAATGAGTGGAATGCAGGAGCAATGTCTACTCAATTTGGTAATAATGTTAACCAGAAGATTTTATTATCTAGAAAAGAATCATCCCCATACACAAACACCTTAGTTTGTATAAACAAAGTTTGGACTCAAAAAGCAGCTTCACCTATGGGTCAACCTAAGTTAATGAACAAAGGAGGTATGAGTATGTGGTTTGATTCTACTTTCGTAATTACTTTTGGAAATATTATGAATTCAGGAACATCTAAGATTAAAGCAATTAAAGATGGTAAGCAAGTTGAATTTGCCAAACGTGCTAATATTCAAATTGACAAGAACCATATTAATGGTATTACTACAAGAGGTAGAATTATAATGACACCTCATGGGTTTATTGATGATGCTGATAAATCAATTAAGAAATATAAAGAAAACCATTCATCTGATTGGAGTGCTATATTAGGTGGAATGGATTTTGAAATTGTTGAAGAAAAGGATCAAATGGAAGAAACAAATCCATTTGCTCAAGAACCGGATTAGATGAAAAAAGATGAATTACTCAAGCTTTTAAATAATGTTAATGAAGAAGGAAATACTACTTCAACTTTTACTAAACACTCAAAAGTTTTATTAATAGATGGTTTAAATTTATTTTTAAGAAATTTTGCTGTGATGAATTATGTGAATGAAAAGAATGTTCACATAGGTGGTTTAGTTGGTTTTCTTAGATCATTAGCTTATTATATAAACACTATACAACCTACCTCTGTATATGTGGTATTCGATGGAGAAGGTTCTGCGACTAATCGCAAGAACCTACTTCCTGAATATAAATCGAATAGAAATATAAGTAGGATGACCAATTGGGAGGTATTCAAAAATCTCGAAGAAGAGCAAGAATCTAAATCTGATCAAATTGTTCGCTTAACACATTATTTGCGTTGTCTTCCCATTCATACTACCGCAATTGATAAGGTGGAAGCAGACGATATAATCGCGCACTTATCCACTAAAATTACAGAGAAACCCAATACTCATGCTTATATTGTTTCGGCTGATAAAGATTTTCTTCAATTAGTAAATAAGCAAATTACTGTTTATAGACCTATGGAAAAAAAGTTTTATACCCCAAATGATATTAAGCAAAAATTTGGAATTCCTCCTGAGAATTTTATAATAATGAAAACACTTTTAGGTGACAATTCAGATAAGATTCCCGGTATTAAAGGTTTAGGTCCTAAGAAATTTGATAAGTTATTTCCTGAATTATCTACAGATATATTAAGTCTTAAAGAAATTTTAGACATTTCTGCAGAAAAATATAAGGACAATATTATTTATTCCAGAATTGTTTTCGAGGAACAGAACCTAAAAAAGTTTTATAAATTAATGGATTTAAAAAACCCACTTCTAGATGATGTAGAAAAAAATTATTTAGATGGTCTTATAGATAAGAACCATGATGGGTTAGATAAAGAATCATTTTTAAGATTCTATCATGAAGATGGTTTGAGACACTCAATTAGGGATGTAGATTCATGGGTGACCAAAACATTTACATTATTAAATAGTTTTAAATAAAAAGTTATGACATTACATTCATTAGATAATTATGGTCCTAATTTCCAAATTAAGGCCTTATCTTGTCTATTAAATAAAAAAGAATTTCTAATATCAATACATGATATTTTAGAAGATAAGTATTTTAATAATTCAGCACACCAATGGATTATAAAACAAATTCTAGAATACCATGAAAAGTTTCATTGTCCTCCTTCAATGGAAGTCTTAAAAGTTGAATTAAAAAAAGTTGATAATGAAGTTCTTCAAGTTTCTATTAGGGAGCAATTAAAACAAGCATATCAGTCTTCAGATGAAGATTTAGCATATGTTGAAGAGGAGTTTTCAAACTTCTGTAGAAACCAACAATTAAAAAAAGCTTTAATGTCATCAATTGACTTACTAAAAGTAGGTGATTATGAAGCTATTAGATTTATGGTTGACAATGCTTTAAAAGCAGGTCAAGACAAGAATGTTGGTTTAGAATACATTAAGGATATAGAAAGTAGATTTAGAGAAGATGATAGAGTTACTATACCTACACCTTGGTCTAAATTTAACGAACTATTCCAAGGAGGATTAGGTGGTGGTGATTTTGGCTTAATATTTGGTAATCCAGGAGGAGGTAAATCCTGGTCACTAGTAGCATTAGGTGGACACGCTGTTAAATTAGGTTATAATGTACTTCACTATACTTTAGAATTAGGTGAAACTTATGTTGGCAGAAGATATGATTCATTCTTTCTTCAAAAACCAGTAAATAAAATTCTAGAATATAGAAATGAAGTTGAAGAAATGACTAAGAAGCTTACTGGTAAATTAATCGTAAAAGAATTTCCAACAGGAAAAGCTACAATTAATACTATAAAATCTCATATTGATAAGTGTGAGAGTTTAGGCTTC